TCAAATGACCAGTTTTTTCCATTCCTTACCGCGTGCGTCGTTGTAAATATCGGTCATTTTTTGATTCGAATGGCCTAGCAAAATTTTGGTATCAACCCCCTGCTCTCTGAACAATCGCTCTGATAAAGATCTCTGCTCATGGAAAGAGGGAGGGGTGCCATTAGCACGCCAGTTGTAATCCACAGAATCCCGGGCTTTTTTAAATGCAACGGTTAATGTTGCTGGCTTAACCATCCCGCCGCGCTTAGCTGTCCCTTTCGCGTGATGGTGGTGCAATAGCCACGGACTAAGAACGCAATCGCGGCAGGATGACACCACATCATCCAGGGTGAGATTTAATTTATCGCAACGCAGAGCCAGAGGGATGGCAATCCGGGTTCCTGTTTTTTGCTGTTCGACATGAAGATAACCATCCCGGATATCCGAAAATTGCATTTTGCAAATATCTGAAAGGCGCTGGCCTGTCATCAGTGCCAGCAGCATACCGCGCTGTAAAAAGTAACCATCCTTTTCCGCTGCGTTATAAATCATCATCCACTCATCAAAAGTCAGTCGCTGTCTTGATATCCGCACCTGCGGTTTTTTTGCCGATTCTGCAGGGTTAAAGCCTGGCGGGACATCGCCCGTTTGCTGAGCTTCCCGGAAAACATCGATCAGTACTTTCCTGAAAATTTGTCCCATTCTGTTATGTCCTCTGGCCTTGTACTCTTCCAGTACTGATACCACATCTTTTACGGTTATGGCATCTAACGGTCTGGTGCCAAAACGTTCATCAAATACCCTGAGAGGGGCCGCTTTCTGTTTCAGCGTGTTGAGTTTGATCTCGCCGTTTTCATATCTTTCCTGTTGAATTTTTCTGTAATTATTCAGAAAAATGGTAACGGTTGATGAACCGCCGGTATCACTAATAATTTTCTCCTGCAGACTGAGCATTTGTTCCATTTGCTGCCGGGCAAGACGGCTGTTCGCTTCTGCTGCAATAGTTTCTGCCAGTTTCTGGTCAATACTGCCGAGACCGTGATTTTTGCCTGTTATGGGATGCCTGTAACGCCAGTAAACTTTGTTATTTCTTTTGTCAAAATACGGAGATAATCCCGGAACATCGGTTTTATATTTTCGCGGGCGCGCCATCTTCCAGTATCCTCTTCAAAGCAGGGTGATCTGTGGCGATCACCTCCGGCTTGTTTACCATTCCGACAAAGCGAGCTTGCGGATCCACTCGCCAGCGTCTTCCAACTTTTTTGGGGAGAGGAAATATCATTCCGGCTTTAGCGTATTTACTTAACGTACTCGGAGTTGGGACCGGTTCACTGAATTCCTCTTTTGCCCACTCAGTGAGCAGAATAAGTCTTGCCATGAGCGTCGTTCGCTAATCATGGTCGCCGCCACTATAGCTGGTGGGCAACGACCGGGGTTGAACATTAAAAATCAGCCTGATTCGGGATCAGTTTTTGCCAGATAACTGAAACGTATTTTGCTTGGTAACGGGCGTCATCAAGTGCATTATGGCGCTCACCTTCGAATGGAATAGCCGTTCTGGCATCGAAGTCTATGGCTTTCCCCAGCTCAACGATTGTGCGTACATCGCGATCGTTGTAGTAACGCCACGGGCAGGGGATCCCCTGCCGTTCGTATGAACGGCGCAAAATCGTGTTGTCGAAGTTGGCTCCATTTCCCCAGACCTGAACAAAAAATTCACCGGAGTTTTCGTCGATAAATTCCCGCAATTGTAACAGTGCATCATCTAACGGGATTTCATCGGTCATAATGGCAGATTGCGCTTCGCGTGATTGCTTAAGCCACCATTTAATGGTGTCCCGATCAATGACCCCGCCAGCAGTTTCCAGATCGATAGTCTTACTAAATTCCGGTCCCATATCTCCGGTTTGCGGATCGAAAAATATTGCACCTATTGAGATGATCGGGGCATCAGGATTTTTTCCCATGGTTTCAAGGTCGATCATTAGATGGTCACACGTCCTGCTGGTGGATGTGATTTCGTGATGACCGTTCACCTTAATTGAGTGATCTGCCGTCTCGCCAGTTTCATTATCGCTATCGTGATGCTGATTGCCGTCAGTGTTCTCCTTGTGTGGATGTTCAGCGCCTTCCATTTCCTCCGGATCATCTTCCTGAACTTCAACCTGATACTCTTCATCGAATGTTTCCTGGTATGTTGCGTCGCCCATCACCGCACCACAATCAGGGCAGTTGCCGCCGCCGGTCTGACCGCAGGCGGTGCAGACTTTTTCCACTTCCTGTTGCGCCACTGGTTCAGGCTGTTTCGTTTCTGGCTCGTTTTGTAACGCATTTGGGCTGTTTTGTTCCGCTTTCTGGTCGTTCTGTTCCGTTTCTTGCTGGTTCTGGTTCACAGAATCGCGGGTTTCAATCCCCTTCACCCATTTCGGATCATTCGGATCGCTAATCCCTGCAACAAATTCTCCGCGAGAGGCAGCAAGCAACTTATCGGCGTCAGGCTGGCTGATATTGGCTGCCTGCATAATTTTGTTTACTTCGTCAGCGGTAACTTTTACCGGCTCTGGTTGTGCGGTCGTGTCAGATGCACCAGTATTTTGTTGTGAACCTGAGTATGTACTGTTTTTGCGGGCGAAATATTCTTCTTTCGTGATTTCAGTAGCCCCGGCAGCCAGCGCCTTATCCAGACCAGAAAGTTTGTTTGCGCGACCGTATTTTTCGCCATCCTTGTCGGTGAAGAGGAAGTAGAACGGCCCTTCACGCTCTACAGATGGTTCGACTTCCACTTTGCATTCGGTTTTTTCGTTGTCCGGAATTGCCGTTTCCACTGCATCAGTTTCTGGTACTGGCGACGAGAGAGTATCAGTTGCGCTCTGATTTCTTCCTTCATCTTCAAACACGCCCTTTGTAGTCAGGTATTCAGTAATGTATTTGTTCAGTGCCACAGGGTCTTTGTGAATGTCGATCGGACGTTCACGGACAAGGCCAAAAATAGTCTGGCGGTCGTAGCGAAGGGCATCAGGCTGTTTGCGCATTGATGCCGAGATACGCTTCCAGTCTTCGCGGTCGTTGTCGATAACTTCATTTTTTGCCCAGCGATGGATGCTGCCGTCAATGTTTCCGGCATCCACATCACCAGGCCAGAGAGCGTAGGCCAGTTCGTCATCCAGTGTTTTCCATGTCTGCTTGTATTCGCGATGAGTGGCAGCAATGACCGGGCTGATTTTTCCTGTTGAATTTTCAGTGTTCTGTTGATTGGCTCTGGCGCGGGCGAGATCAACAACAGACGTGTATTTTCCGGTTTCCTTGCGTTCACCTTCGCGACGTTTTTTCCAGATGCGCATCTCTGCCTGAATTTCGGGCCATTTGGCACCAGGCTTACATTTATGCTTAACCCACCCGATGGCATGCAGCTTAAGCTCCGGATACATGGCGTTAACTTCTGGCATTTTCATCAACGCTTCAACGATATGTCCGTCGAATGTTGCCATGTCTTCCTGCAACAATTCCTGTGCGCTAATAACCATATCAACGGTGATGTTTTCACATGTGTCGAACTTAACCATGACAGCGTTCGGTACTTCAGGGGCCAGCTTGTCAAAAGTGACGTTCATCGGATCTGATTCAGTCTCAACCGGGACAAAGGAAGCAGAATCCTCATCCCAGCGGTTTTCCTGCATATATTCAGCATCCCAGGAATCGAGGGCAGGGCGGGGTATGCCAGGTTTATCCTCGCAGACAATAAATTTATAAGCGCAGTCCTGAGCAGCCGGATAATGTTCCAGGAATTGCCAGTGAAATTTTGCTCGAGCACGGCGTTCGTCGCCAGCTTCAATGGCTGTGGCTACAGCCACAGCGCCTTCTTCCCTTGTTGCCAGTTCGTCAGGAATAGCGGCGCAAATAAAGACTTTACTCATTTGTTTTAACCTCATGACAGATTTAAGGATGAACAAATCCCTGCCATTGCTGGCATATAAGAATGAAACCGGATATTTATTACGGAACTGTTTTAAAGACCTGCCGGGATTTCGATATTATCCTGGTGAATAACTTTATCGACCGGGTAACAGTTACCGGGAATTTTCTGTTCGGTTGCTGCAGTCATACACTACTGCATTGTCCTGTGAACACTGACTGCAATATCAACTGGCTCTCCGGAAACAAGAAAAACTGTCAGAACAAGTGCAAATGCTGTATTCATTGCCAGCATCCTTTTGGTATCGGACGTAAACGGGCCAGCATTGAAAGAATGCATATTTTATTTAATAGCTCCCGTTCGTGTTTTCTCTTGTTAATGGCATCTTCAGTAAATACAGGGTTACTGATAGTGACACCAATTTCAAAACAACCTTCAGACGTATTAACGTTTGGTAATAACGTTTCCATTATCGCGTCCTCAACAATGAATTTTGTGATGTGGTGCCTGGTGCCTCCAGGTGACGTTAACCAGTTAACAATTAACGCCGGATACAGAGAATCCACCCATAACACTGTTTTTGGTTTTAACTGTTCCGCGTGCGCTCAGCCGCATTCACCACATCACAAAATTCACTTTAAAAAGGGCGGCAGAGCAGTCACGGAGTAAAACTGATACCGCCAAACGTCACCAGAAAATTGATAACAGAGGGCGTTGCAGCGGGGTTGTCACTTAAGCGTATGGTCAACCTGACAACCCGGTGTCCTCAACGGGGGAAGGAATAACCCCGCCATACTTACCGCCGCGCCATTTCGCGGATTGCCACAACCGGAAGCGCACGGTCGACGAAAATTTAACGACAGGCTATCTATGAACCAGCTACCTCGCCGTGCGCTTTCGCGTTATGGTCTGACTTTTCAGGGAAATATCCTTTCAGTAAACTGTCAGTGCCGGATGCTCACCCGTGTCCGGCGCACGCACTCCACCTCATCCGTGGAGAACTCCTTAATTACCAACCTTAGCTTCGTTGGTTAGCTATTAACGCGGGTATGTAATCATTCTGGCAATGCTTAATGTCGCTGCTTTTTCCAGATTAGTGATATCCTGCTCCAGAGCGGACAGATTTTCAGCCTGCTTAGCCCTGGCTTCATTGGCCCATTTCAGATCCTGCGCTGCATTAATTTTCTGGCGCATCCACTCATAAAGTTCATCATCGGTATAGTCTGGCGCGATGATGACGGGTTCTCGTTTCTGCATACTGATTCCTCGCGGTGCTGTTTCGCTTATCAGCCGTTAGATTTTGCCGAACTGGAAAGTGCCTGTTTAAATTCGCTGAAGCTGAGAGCTTCTTCGCCTTCGGCAAGACCTTCGAAGTATTCTTCGTAAGCCTTTTCCATGATTGTGTCGAAATCCATATCACCCACCTGAATTTCTTTCCAGCCAGCGACGCGCTCCAGATTCGGTTTTAAACGTTTTGCTTTTGGTATACGTCATCGCGGTGAACGTACCGTCCTGGTTGGGGAACACGCCACATACCAGAGATTCGCTGTTGCCAAGATCGATAGTATCCATGTTGACCTCATTTCCCCTTAACGCCGGGGTAGCGGAACTGTTTGCTGAGAACACCGTGCGGTGTCTTGATGGATCGTAATTTAGTTTTCTCATGAATATTGATCAAGTGCTTTTGATGATAAAACTCAATATTTAATGCAAAATAAAGCCAATACATTGAAATGTAAGGCTTTAAAATTTGTGAAGGGGGGTTATTGATGTTTGTTACGTTTGCGAGCTTCTAGTAGCTCGGTGAATAGGCGATTAAAATTCTCAACGCGGGCACGGAGTTCGCTGATTTGTGCTTGCTGCTCTGATTTTGGAAGTGCGCGATACAATCGCAACATCTCCAACTCATCTTCCGATAAGTCTAAGGCGCTGTTGAGTGCAACTGGTGGATCTGGTGTTTTATCCTCGTCACCAAACAGTATCCAAGTTGGTGAACATTGCAATACCTCAGCCAGGCGATGCAAATTTTGCCCGCGCGGGGCTGTATGGTCGCTTTCCCATAGTGAAATTGATGAGCCAGATACGCCAGCAGCTTTGCTTAAATCGTTTTGACTTAAACCAACCTGTTTGCGTCTTTCTCTAATTCGTTGACCTAAAGTTTTCTCGTTCATATTTAGATATCTTAATAACCCTTGACTTGAGATTCCTTGAGTGATTACTATTGAGAAAACTCAACTTTGGAGGGGTGATGTTTAAATCAGACGTAATTAATTTTTATGGGACGAAAGCCAAAGTAGCGAAAGCTGCTGGTGTTGATCCATCTGCTGTTTCTCAATGGGGGGAACTGGTTCCTGAAGGTCGCGCGATGCGCCTGCAAGAGGCATCCGGCGGGGAACTTCAGTACGACCCCAAAGTTTATGACGAATATCGTAAGGCAAAGCGGGCGGGGCGGTTGAACAATGAAAATCACCCCTGAACAGGTTTGTGAGGCTCTGGATGCCTGGGTATGCCGACCAGGAATGACACAGGAGCAGGCGACGATATTAATCACGGAAGCATTCTGGGCTCTGAAAGAACGCCCGAACATCGATGTTCAACGCGTCACGTTTAATGATGGCGAGGTTGATCAACGGGCGCTGTGCGTTAACCGGGTGAAGATATTCGAACGCTGGAAAGCTATCGACACCAGGGATAAGCGGAAAAAATTCACGGCGCTGATTCCGGCAATTATGGAGGCTATCCGAATTAGTGATTTCAGGCTGTATCGTGAGATCAGTGATGGAAAAAGCATTACGTACATGCTCGCCGGATTAAACAAAGAATATGGCGATGTGGTGGAGTCCGGGCTGCTTTTTGCGGATCCATCTGTTGTGGAACGTGAGACTGACGAGCTTATAGAAAAAGCTATTGCTTTCAAGCATGCGTATCGTCAGCAATATCAATATTACTTTGCAGATAAACAAATGTCTGCCAGGGGTTCGTATGAGTATCGATGCACTACGATGGGCTAAAAAGGTGAAAACCGGCAGTTCATCCAGTAAGTCTGTATTGACCTGGCTTGCTGATATGTGCGGTGCCGATTTGTGTGCATACCCGTCTGTATCTGCACTGGCAGAAGTAACGGAACTGAACAAAAAGACTGTGCAGGACAGCTTACGACACCTGATGGAGATTGGGTTAATTGTTGATACCGGTGAGAGAAAAGGCAGAACAAAGCAAATTGTGGTGTACCGACTTATCGGTGTAGAAGAAAGTGTTGCCGAGCCTGAATACACCCAAAAACGGGAGTCTTTAAAGGTGGGTAAAATCGGTGCTGTTAATAAAAACAGTACCGAAAATGGTTATGTTTCAGCACAAAACAGACCCAAAAACGGAACTCTTAGCTGCATGGAAAATAACCAAAGACACCCAAATTTTCCATCAAAGACACCCAAAAACGGATCACGGAACCCAAAGGAACCCAAAGAGCTAAACCCCACACATAACGCACGCGAGAGTGCTCCGACCAGTGAGCAGAAAGTTTTGTCGTTACAGGCTGCACCTCCTGTATTCCTGGATGGCCTGAGCGAACCCATCGAAAAATTTCCGATGACCGATAGCTGGTATTCGTCACGGGATTTTCGACGACGGGCTGCGTTGTGGGGGATGGCTTTGCCGGAGACAGAATTCACACCTGCTGAACTTGCCGCCTTCCGGGACTACTGGGCTGCTGAGGGGAAAGTGTTTACGCAGATTCAGTGGGAGCAGAAATTCGCCCGTCACGTAAATCACGTCAGGGCGCAGGTTAAACCAGTCAGCAAGGGGGTAAACCATGCAGCAGCACCAGGTGACACCGCATCACGGGCAGTTCAGGAAATTCGGGCAGCACGTGAGCAGTGGGAACGTGAAAACGGATTTATCAGCGACGGAAACGGCCTGGAAGCTGTGGGAACTCATGGGGGAGGTTTATTCGAACCGCTGGACCCAGAAGAACGGGGCCGCACCTTCGAAGCTCTGGATTGCACAGATTGGTGCGATGACTGAGCAGAAAATCCGACAGGTCTGCCGCCAGTGCATGGACCGCTGCCGGGCGGGTGAAACATGGCCTCCGGACCTGGCTGAGTTTGTGGCGCTGATTTCTGAAAGCGGAGCCAATCCATTCGGTCTGACGGTGGATGCCGTGATGGAGGAGTACCGTCGCTGGCGCAACGAGTCCTGGCGATACGACGGGAGCGATAAATACCCGTGGTCTCAGCCTGTGCTGTATCACATTTGCCTCGAGATGCGTTCAAAGGGGATTGAGCGGCAGATGACCGAAGGGGAGTTAAAACGGCTTGCAGAACGGCAGCTGACGAAATGGGCAAAGCATGTTAGTAACGGCCTGAGTGTTCCGCCAGTCCGGCGACAACTGGCGGCACCCAAACGCCCGTCGGGGCCAACGCCAATTGAGTTGCTGAAACAGGAATATGAACGCCGGAAAGCGGCTGGGCTTGTCTGAGTTGAGAAGTAATTTTTACCGGGAGGAAATTTATGGAGACTGTTTTTGACGCACTGAAAGCAATGGGAAAAGCCACATCCATAGAACTTGCTGCGCGCGTGAAGAAGTGCTGAACGAACTATGGGAACTGAAAAAGGCTGGTTTTGTTGATAAAAGCGCGTACACCTGGCGTGTGGCTGATAACAACGTTCAGCAGGAACAGCCAGCGCAGGCAGAACTGCCGGAAGAAACCACCACAATGAGTGAAGTTATGCAGCGCATACTGGCATTTTATCAGGGAAATGTTCGATATTTTAGACGTTACTAGATTAAAGAGCATTAGTTCAGATGTGAATTGACATTGTGTGGCACAGGGTTGGGCTAGCGTGGGGGTTTGCTTTGTGTAAGAAACGGATGCTCTGCAAATTACTACTAATGCTTAATGTTAGTCTGATCTGCTCCCCGATGATTAATACACCGCTATGTTAGTAATGTCTGTAGATCGCTGTGTGTTGCATCCATCGGTTGACCCCACAGTCCAAACCAGACTGTCAGCTTTGATTCGATTCTATCTACTCAACCTGTCAGGTAATGTCTGAGCTAATACACAGAGTACGGCTATCGCGAACTTTAAGCTAGGTATCTGATACGCACCGTTCACTTGGTCGTACTTCTTGCACTGACTAGCTATCGTGCGCAGTTATTTATAGGTAATCTCCAGTGTATAATTTTCCAACTTATGGGAGATTGTAAAACAGGAGGAATATATGAGGAAAAAATCGTTTGGACGTTGCCCGTTTGATTTCGACGAAGATGTAAAAAAATAGCCGCGATAAATAAATATATCCATGCGAAATTTGAGAGGCATAAAAATAAAATAGATAACCTAAAGGGGGTGGAACAAAAATTGATGGTTTTACATTACTTTAATGTACTGAATGAACTTAGTAATCAGGCTATATTTTCTTTGAGTACCGGAGCCTTTTCAGCATCGGAAGTATTAACTAGAGTTATAATGGAACAGGCTGCCAATCAATTTTATATAGCAATTGATGATGGAAAAAATGCACAAGCATTACTCAAGGGTAGTAAGAAATTAGTTCATAGTAATGGGAAACGGTGGCTGGAGTGTTTAAAATCCAAAGAAATGACTAATCCAGCAGCAGATGAAAGGATTCGTATCGGAAAAGAGCTAACTGATATGTTTAATAGATTGTGGCCAAATACACCTGAATATCCTGGAACCAAAAAGCTTTTCGAAGTAATTGGCTGGGAAACACACTATCATGCCTATTACGTCCCTCTTTGTGATTCAATACATACATTCTCTGATGATATGGCAAATATAGTATCTCTATATAATGCAATCCAAAGCGATAAAACTACTGCTATCGAACTCACTCTTGCAGTTAAACAAGAAAATAAACGGCTGGCAATTTATAATGTCGTAATTGCTATTGGCCTGCGGTGTGAGGCCTTAGTAAATGTATTTAACTCTTTAGGTTATCGAGATATTATAACTGAAATGGCGCCAACAATAGATGCAGTCAACCAGATTATAATTCGATATGATGATTTCGAACATTCCAGAATTTTTTATTGTCAATAATTAATTGGCAGAATTCGTACATGCACAACAACTAGTTATAGTTGACCTATTTCGCTCTTGAGAGACAACCATACTCAAATCTTCCACATTGCAGGAGATTTGAGTATGAATACGTCACCGAGGAACAAAGACAGTATCATAGGCCCAAAAAGACCACTTCAGATATCTCATATCTGGGGGCTCCAAATCCGGCTTGAACTGGAAGGTAAAACGCGTGATTTAGCTCGGTTTCAAGCAGAGCTACGGTGCTGCAACTGAAAAACTGGCAGTCCTATCCAATTTGAGATAACCAAAGGGACAAGAGAAGCTGTTTCTGCATTGATAAAGCTTGGCAATTTACGCAGTAAAGACTACTTGTTCCGATCTCGGGTCGGTACTAACCAACACATATCAATCCTGCAATATAACCGAATCTTTCATAGGGGGGAGAAAAGCTTGGTCTCGAAGATTCGCTTTACAGCACACATTCCATGAGAAGAACAAAACCTTGCCTTGTCTGCAAGAAAACTAAGAATCTCCGGGTGATCCAACTTCCGTTGGGCCATAAGAAAACGGAAAGCACAGTTCGTTATCTGGGTATAGAAGTTGATGATGCATTAGAGATCTCTGAATCGATCGAAGTCTAAAGCTGTCAGGGCTGCAGCAGCAGCCCTGTGCCAAGAGCGTACCAATATATGTCTCAAAAAATTGGGCACAGGTCAATATCAATACCAACAACTCTGATTGTGCTCATGTGATTTACTCCTGTAGAAAACGCAGACAGTAAAAATATTTCACTGGCTGCTTCAGACAGGGCGTCCATCATATCATTACATAACAATAGCGGGGCACGATATCTAGACATGCAGCAACGATGGACATAGAATGAGTACAATCAAAAGCATGTTTAACTACTTTAATTTAAAAATCTTAGAATCTTAGGTGTAGAGTTCAATACTTAGTTACATACCCTTTTGAAAGCATCACAAATCATAACTATGAGCCTGTTAAAGGCATAGGTATTCTTAATTAAGAGCATTTTAATGAGAGAAAAATAAAATGAAAAGACTATATTATACCCATCATGATAGTCGAACCTTAAAACTTGCTATAGAAGGTGATCTTTCTGATAATGCGAATATTTTTACAGTAATTGTAGGTAAAAATGGCGTTGGA